AAAAAATACCCGCCATTGTCTCGATATCCCCCAATCTGAATTCGGCAACTCTGAAAATTGAATGCAAAATGCTCAGTTCCCCGCTATTGTAGCGTCCTTCACCCCTTTCTGCAGGCTGCCTATCTTCGCTGAAAAGATACGCAATGAACAGAACTTATCTACGCCAGCTTCTTACTTTAAATATACACCGGCTTCTTATCACGGCAGAGGGCTTGTCTTCTGCCATGATAGAGGCTTTTCCATTGGTGCCCGCTGACAGTCTGCAGCCGACATCCTTTTTCTTCAATGAAAATCCTCCCACATATAAAGAGACATCGAAAAAGGCCCTTTCACTTCTTCAGCAGGAAATGAAGGCCCGTTCAGAACTCCAGGGTATAACCGTCACCGATGACTTCTCTTCTGACGAACTTCCTGAAGGCAGTATCGCCTATCACCGTATCTGGGGATTCATCACCTCAGATTGTCAGTGGTATTTCTCCTCCAAGCAGTTCGAACGGGACCTGCTTGCGGCAGAAGCCAATCCGGCCATAACCTGCCATTTCCTGCATGTGAACTCTCCGGGAGGGGAAGCATGGTATATGGACAGACTCAGTGAGACGATGCGCTCACTCGGCAAGCCCGTCATGACATTGGTTGAGCAGTGCAACTGTTCGGCCAGCTATTATATAACCTGCCATTCCAGTTTCATTGCCGCACTCACGGCCTATGATACCATCGGCTGCATAGGAACCATGATTTCCACTTGTAACTATGACGGATGGTTCGAAAGGATGGGTCTCAAACTCATTCAGGCCAAAGCCACGAAATCAGATCTGAAGAATAAAAAGACGGATGACTTGCTCAGAGGGAAACCGGAACAGTACATCAAAGAAGAACTGGATCCACCCAATGAACAGTTCCTTGCCGCCGTTCTTGCGTCCAGACCGCAACTGGGCAACCTGCCGGAAGACGATCCGGTATTCCGTGGTGAAACGTTCGATACTCCGCATGCCATCGATAAAGGGCTGGTTGACGCCTCCATGACTTTTCCCGAAGCTGTGGTCAAGGCTGTAGAGCTCGGTCGCAGCTATATGGAGATTGAGAATATAAAAAGAAGTGCTCTCAACTATTTATAACTTAACTTTTGTTTATCATGAATTTAAAGGAAAGAATTCAGACCGTCCTGCAGAAACTGAATCTGCTGGACAAAGCGAAAGCCAATCAACTGACCCAGGAAGAATGGGGACAGATAGTCAACTCCTATAATCAGGAGTACCAGTCTATCCTTCAGGATGACTTGGCTGCAGACCAGGCGGCGCAACGGCAAACGGTTGCCGTCACCCAGGAACAGATTGACCAGGTACAGTCCATTCTTGGAAGTATCGTCAATCCGGTACAAACCAATTCAACAGCCACGGAAGAGGAAAATAGTGGGAATGGACCGGTGCAGACCATTTCACAGCCAGCCAACGGTGAAGGCCTGGTGCAACTGGCCACCGCTGTGCAGAGCCTGGTTGACAATATGAACAACCGCGCGGAGGATGATATCCCTTCCCGGACAGTGACAGCCGCTTCCATCATGTTCACGGGACCGGCAGACCGGTCCCGGTATCTTTTCGGTATCGAAAACCAGATGTTCTCCATGTCCGAACGTTGGAACAAAATTGCTGTCAATCCGGCCTCCGCTTCTTCTTACGGTCCATGGAATGAAGAGATTGAAGGGGCCGCTTTCCGTCGCCAGGCCGTTACTTTCTCCCGTTCACTGCAGCAGCGTTACGATTATCTGCACAGAAACGGCATGCTTGACGCCAAACGTCTGGCAGCCGGAGAATTCAGTACGAACTACGAAGGGGTGGATACAGCCGGTGTGGGCAACCAGTATGTGGTTCTGCGTCAGGACTATTTGATTGCCCGTGTACTCTCAGTCCGCGACCTCACGCAGTATTTTCCCGTCCGCTATGGAATTCAAGACCATGACCTCGTGTTCAATGCCTTCTTCTCCGAAGTTTCCCAAGCTTACCAGCAGGGTGAAATCTGGAAGGGTGACATGAAGCTTGAGAACGAGATGGGTCATGTGGATGATGCGATGATCAAACTCAAGTTCGGTCCGATGAAAGAACTGGAGCGCATGTACATCGCTTATCTGAACAAGGAAGGCTCCGATCCTATCAAGTGGACCATGATCGAGTTCTGCATCCTAAACTCATTGGAAACTGCGCAGGTGGAGCAGAATAAACGCCGTATGCGGGGTATCTATGTCAAGCCGGAAACGGGTGTCGCAGGCAGTTACTTGAACGCATCGACCGGAATCATATACACACTGGTCCGCTACATGCATGAGTTTAAGATTCTTCCCCATGACGATGAGTCCTATCGCAGCTACACGGCTTCCAACATGTTGGATTCCGTTCAGGAGTTTGTCGGCGATGTGGTGGCATCCTGCACAGAAGACATGGATCTTGACCGCCACGTCCTCTATCTGAATAAGACCCATCTTCCCTGGTGGATTAAGAATGTCCGCGCCAAATATGGAAAGGACATTGACTTTTCCGGTCCAGACAGTTACCGCAATGTGGTACCTGACACGAATATGCGTATCATCTGGTTGCCTTACCTCGGTCAGCTTCCCCTCATGTTCATGGATGTTCCGGGCAACCTCCAGTTCCTGGAATTCGTACCGGGCGAGATGCTCTCTATCAAGGTGAAAGAGGACATGGAACTGGTAAAGGCATGGTCCACCTGGAAAGAAGGCACCGCCGCTTCGTTCACCGGCCGCCGTTTTGACAGCCTGGAAAAACTGAAGGCCAACAATTACGAATGGCAGCAGATCTTCATAAACAAACCTACCGTCGATATGGCAGCGGACGCGACCACTGTCGATGCTTCAAAGGGATTCTGGCAGATAACAGCGGCCAACACTGGAGCCAAAGCGATTACGGATATTACGAATGCCAAAGCCGGTGTAGCCTACATCATTGAATGTGGCAGCACGGAGAATGCCACTACCATCGCCAAGTCGGACAAGTTTGCCGACATTACGGAAGCTTATACTCCGACCAAAGAGGGTGACTATATAATGGTAATCCTGAACAGTAAGGGTAACTTCTTGGAACTGGAACGTCAGGTAGGCGGTGTACGCAAGGTGAACGCTGCACTCCAGCCCAACATTCCTGGAGTCAGATAATTGGTTGTCTATAAGAACAGATTGTTTTCAGGTAGCGCGGGGCGGGTCCACTTAAGCCCGCTCCGTTTTTTATAACTTAAAAACTAAAATTGTATGAAAGCAAAAAGAATTTCAAATCCTTTCCGTAAAGGGAACCAGGCTGCCCGTAAGATGCAGGTCCGGTTTTTCCTTTCGCTGATGGTGCTTCTGGCACTCGTGTTTATTCTTGATATGGTCATGTCTCCCGGTTCTGTGCTGGGAATTTACGGATTTTCCGGTACCACACTGGCCGCCATGATGGTCATCGGTGACGTGGACGATGTATCCGACCGTAAGACGCACGGCTCGAATATAGCCTACAAGATTTACCTGGTGGATGTCGACCAGATAAATTCCGATGTCCCCTTTCCGCTTCCAAACCAGCAGCGTGAGATAAGCACCATCCCGATGAAAGCCGGACAATACATGAAGTACTTTGCGGCGCACGATATTCCCACCTACACTTCAACCGGTGAGAAAGGAGACATTACCACCAGCGGTACCAACACTTTTGTTGCCGTCATGGGCGGCATGCGTGACCAGCTGCTCGATTTCATTGAACAGCATGCCGGAGGCAAGTTCATCATCCTTTTCAAGGAAGTGGGCGATGCGCAGTGGTATATTCTCGGCAACTATGACCGTCCGATGGTACTCTCCTCCTTCGAGTCCAAAAATGACAAGGACGGGCGTTATGTAACCTATACCTTCACACGTACAAGCATTGACCAGTACTACAAGTATACGGGCGATATTGTCCGTGCTCCGGCAGCTGCTCACACGGCTGGCGCAACGGCACTTGCCATTAAATCCACCAACAACCGTTATACCATCCCCGATGGCAATGAAGGCACATACGCCATTTCCACTGTCAGCGGATTGACAGCCAATGATAAGGGACGTTACATCACACTTGAGGGTACCGGTACCGACAAGGCGGCCACCATTGCCGACGGCAACAGCTTTGTGCTTGAGGATGGAGCTACCTGGACAGCCAAAGCGGGTTCTTCCATCACCTTCATGGTGCTTGATGCCTCTACACTTGTCGAGGTATCCGGCAGCCGTGTGCAGACAGCTTAGTAAAAAACACCTCTTACAAGTCAGCAGAATTCCCTTATAGGCAGCGTGTTGGCTTGTAAGACTTAAATCTGTATGTTATGTATAGTTTCAAAGAAAAGAAGACACATTTCGTGGCTCTCCGGAATCCGGATGTGGCACAATATGACCTTGAGTTACTGGCTAAAGAAGTTCCTGGATTTCCGCAGCTTGCCACATTCTCACGCAATCCCAAACGTTATGCCGATGATATCCTTTATGCACTGTTAGATTGTGCTACACGTGAGAAGATACGTGAGTATCGCCGGGCTATGATCGCAAAAGAGGCAGAAGATGCCGGAGAAAAGAAAACAGAAGCCCCTGCTGCGGAAAAACCGGCCGAAAAAAAACAGCAAATGCCCAAAGGGGAAACAACACATGCTGAAGGAACCGGTCCACATGACGACATTGAAAAGCCTGAAACAGTTCCGGCTGACAACTCGGCAGAAGAGTTGAAACAAGCGCTTGATGAAGCGGAAGCCCGTGCTGAAGAAGCCGAACAGCGTGCCGATGAAGCGGAGGAAGCCAGGGATGAAGCGGAAGCCCGTGCCCAGGAGACTGAGCAGGCGCTGGAAGAAGAGAAAAAAAAAGAGCCGGCCAAGGTTCCAGTAAAGTCCAAAAGCAAGAGGAATACCCGCAAATCGACTGGGACAACCTCTTCGACCCGCAAGTCCAAATAGCCACACTCATCTACAACGACCGCGTGGTCACTTGGAAACAGATGAAGCAGCTCGACGAAAGTCTGGAAAGAAAACCGCAGAAGCATGACATCATGGACATGGTGGAACTGCGTATCCGTAATCTTCAGGCATTCGATGAGCTGCAATCGTTCAACGACACTGGGAAGTTCCTCTACATTCATCCGCTCATAGCCCACCAGTCAGAGAGAGCACAACTGGAGAAGCTGCTGCAGACGGACCCGCAGGAGTTCCTGCGCCTGCATAAGAATGTGACGGACAATATCCGCAGATACGAGTGTTACCTGAAACGCGCTGACAGGCAAAACAAGCGCACCCAAGACAAGGAGAATCTCCGACGTCACCGTGAACGGGAATCACTGTTCAAAGCAATATTGCAAAAATTCAATTCGAAGTAAAATGGAAAAGCTGATAGAAGTATTTAATTTGGGTGGTTTGCCTACTGCCCCGCTGGATTCGTTCTTGGAGCTTCAGGAAGACTTCAAGAAGTCTGATCCTGACAAATTATCGAAACTGCAGATGCTTATCATCACCCGTGGTTTCAAGTATGCATTCAAAGCCTGGCAGGATCCGGACGGAAAGCTCTGGATTATCGATGCCCATCAGAGACGGAAGGCACTGCTTGCATTGCGCAAGTCTGGGTTTACAATACCGGAAATACCTTATGAACCCATTTTTGCGGCAGACAAGAAGGAAGCGGTAGAGGAAATAGCAGCCTATAATTCCGAGTTTGCCACCAGGAATCCGGATACCCTGCTGTTCAAAAAATATAATATAGATTCTGACACCCTGCAGCGCTTCAACCTGGGTTATGAGGTCAAGACCACTGATTTCGGGCAGGTATCTCCCTTGTTTGCCCAAGAGCATGAGTCGGAAAATGTGCAGGAAGATGCCATCGATTTTAATGTTCCTGCATCTGAAGATACTGTAATTGCCAGACCCGGCGATATATGGTTACTCGGTAACCATCGTCTGATGTGTGGCGATTGCCGTTCCAAATCGGACATCACGGCGCTGATGGATGGGCAACATGCGGACTTGTGCGTCACGGATCCACCGTACAACGTGAACTATGAAGGCGGTACAGAGGAGGAACTCACCATCCAGAACGATTCCATGGAAAACGACTTGTTCGCCACCTTTCTCAGGCAGGTGTTCTCTGTCATGTTCGCCGTACTCAAGCCGGGAGGATCCTACTATATATTCCATGCGGACAGTGAAGGCGAGAATTTCCGGGCTTCTCTCAGGAAAGCGGGATTCAAGATTGCACAATGCTGCATCTGGGTAAAGAATACTATGGTGATGGGACGCCAGGATTATCAATGGCAGCATGAACCTTGTCTCTATGGCTGGAAACCGGGTGCCGGACATCAATGGAATTCCGACCGTAAGCAGACTACCGTCTGGAATTTCGACAAGCCGCAGCGCAATGCCATACATCCGACAATGAAGCCCATAGCCCTTATGGCATATCCTATATCCAATTCCAGCACTCCCGGTCAGATAGTCCTCGACATCTTCTCCGGATCCGGTTCTACACTCATGGCATGCCAGCAGATAGACCGTATCTGTCATGCTATGGAGATAGACCCGAAATATGTTACAGCCACCATTCACAGGTACCGCGCCATGTTCCCTGAACAGCCCATCCGGTTGATTCGGAACGGGAAATCACATGATGTGGAACAGACAGCAAAGATTATGACTGGCCCAAACAAGGTAATCCAATGAGACATGCATCACTTTTCAGCGGAATAGGTGCGCCGGAATTGGCCGCTTATTGGTTGGGTTGGGAAAATGTATTCCATTGCGAAATCAACCCATTTTGCAGACAAGTACTTAATTATTGGTTCACTAATTCAAAAAGTTATGAGGATATCACAAAAACAGATTTTAGAGAATGGCAAGGGAAAATTGATGTCCTCACAGGAGGATTTCCATGCCAACCGTTCAGTGTGGCCGGAAAGAGAAAGGGAACAGAAGATAACCGCTACCTCTGGCCGGAATTTAAACGTGCCATACGGGAAATCAGACCGCCTTGGGTTGTTGGTGAGAATGTTGCTGGCATCTTATCAATGGTACAACCCAGCAAGAAGGCTGACATGGAAAGTATGCCGACTACGGAGCATGAGGATAAACAAGAGTTTGTCATCGAAACCATCTGCAAGGATCTTGAAGCCGAAGGATATACTGTCCAACCGATTGTTATACCGGCTTGTGCCGTCGGTGCGCCCCATAGAAGAGACAGAGTCTGGTTCATCGCTTGTAACAACAGCTTCAGATTACGAAAAAAAAGGAGCAAAGGAAAATCGGATATGGATGGCAGAATACCTCCGTACGAATTTGTTGCAGACTCCCACGACTGTCCAACGTTGCGAAGCACCGGAAAAAATGAAGGAAAGGACACTCAAAAAGGGGTACAAGAACGGAACGACATACAACAGTCTGCTAAGCCAGCTTGTTTATGGGGGACTTCTTCCTACTCCTCAAGCGGCAGACAGTTCAATTGGTGCAGTAATAGGACAGAACGACCGCTTTATCATTACGAAGAACGGGATGTTTCGGAAAGTGAATCAGAACGGTTCGAACGGAAGTGTGGGACTTGGAAGGATTTTCCATCTGATGAGCACACCGACTGCGTCGGATTGGAAGGGAGGCTCGACAAGGAAAAATCCCTCTCTCCAGAGAACGAGTCTGCGTGGGGAAATACATGCGGATTACGGTATTGGGAAGACTTCCCAACTCAACCCCCTATTTGTCGAGGAGATGATGGGATTTCCGACTTATTGGATACTGATGCCATTTTTAAAGGCTCCCGGTCCATCCGTCAAAACTCTTATTCCAGATGGAGGACAGAAGCAATAAAAGCCTATGGAAATGCCATGGTGCCGCAAGTGATATATCAGATATATAAGACCATCAACGAAATAGAACAATAACATGAAAAATGAAATCAGTCCAACTTCAAATGTCGATAAGGCCACCTTGATAGGTGACGAATATGTATCCCAAGTGCGTACTTTCGGTGCCTTGGGGTACACTCCCCACCGTATATGTACGCTTCTCGGCCTGCGTGGGAAAGAAAAAACGGCACTTATAGTCCGTCTGTCGATACCCGGTGACGTATATTACGACGCCTACCATAACGGTTGTGCCCTGGGAGAATACAATATCGATGCCGAACTTGCCAAGAAAGCCGAGACCGGTGATGTGTCGGCCATTGAGACCTTGGAAACACGTAAGCAGGAACGGACAGTCAAAGACTTAAGAAACCAACTTTTTGGAATATGACCAGACTCGACACCCTTGATAAGATACATCCGGACTTGATAACCGCATTCCTCACCACCGGGAAGTGTGATGGCATTCCTGCCGATGTGCAGTTATTCCTCAAGCAGCTGCAATGGGCGGCGGAGATTTACGAATACGAGCGTAACATCACCCGTGCCGCCAAGCAGCTGCGCCAGCGCATCAATGCCCAGCAGCAGATTAATGTGGATGAACGTACATGTAAGGCACGCATTTATGCGGCCATCAATTACTTCAATATCGACAACAATGTGTCCATCAAGGTGTGGGAGTCCAACTATGCCGACAAGTACGAGGATCTTGCCAAACTATGTGCGGCTGCCGGTGACTACAAGACCCAGGGCAAGTGCTATGCCGCCGCCCTGGAGTGCCGTCGCCGTGCCGCCGAGATTGCCGAAGCCGACCGTAACCTGGGGATCGTCTTCCTGATATCTCCCGAACTTACTCCGGAAGACCTGGGATACAGCAAGGCCTCCCTGAAGGAGATTGCCTCCAAGCACAATAAAGGCTTCTATCTGAACTTGATAGAGAACCTTCCCATCGAGAAGGCCGAGAAGAAGCGTCTGCTGCGCGATGCGGATATTGAGGAAGCTGAATACGAAGAACTTAATGAAGAGTAAGATGGAAACTGATATTGAAACCACTTCCCGGTTTGAGGAATACTACATGAACCAGATGCAGATACTGGTCAATGTCATCGATGCCAACAACATATTTGCCGAAGTGGCGCGTGCAGGTGGCAAGACGGAAGGTATCACCGGCCCACGTATCATCCGTGTGGCCAATGACATGCCAGGCGAGCTGTCGTTTCTGGTACATAAGACCTACGTTGCCCTGATGACGAACGTATGGCCCAACCTTCAGGCTTATTTCTCCAGGGAAGTCACCGTAGGTGGGAAGGTACGTTCCATGCTGGAGTATGGCATCGATTATGTGGTGGGCGAAAATAAGCTCCCTTCTCATTTCCGCAAGCCCCGATATCCCATATCCTACCCCAAACACAGTGTCGTTTTCCGGGATGGCCATCACATCCAGTTGGTAAGCTCGGACCAGCCGGAGTCCGTTGCCGGACGCTCTGCCGTCCACGCCATCATTGAAGAGATGAAACACAACAAAGGGGAGAAATTGAAAACCCGCTTGTTCCCTTCCCTCCGTGGTGCCAGTGCCGAAATACGCCGGTCACCTTATTACCAAGGAATCACGGGCGTATCCGATACCGCGCGTGTGGACCTCGGCGAAGATGACTGGTTCGAGGAATATGAGAAGAATATGGATACGAAACTGATGGGGGAAATATCTACAGTTGCGCTTCATGTAAATGCAGCTATCTATCAGAAATACAAACTTATAAATTCCCAACGGGAAACTACAAATCCCGTTACCCTTGAACGTATCCGTCTTGAAATCATCAGGCAGAATCGCATCATATCTTTATGGCAGCCCCGCCTGGCGGACATGCGCCGTAACGCCACGTTGTACGTCCGTGCCAGTTCCTTCTGCAACAAGGATATTCTCGGTCCGAAGTTCTTCAAGACGCAGCTTGAGACCTTGGATATGGACGAATTCCTCACTTCCATCTGCGCTATCCGCCATAAGGAGGTTATCAATAAGTTCTTCGCCAACTACAACAAGGAGAAACATCAGTATTCAGACAGCTATATTTATGAATCCATTCTACGACTTGACCTGCGGGAACATTTTCTACTCACAGCCCGCTATTTGAAGCACTACAACAAGCGTGACGAGCTACTGGTAGGATATGACCCCGGCCACTTTTCCAGCCTTGTTGTCGGGCAGGAAAAGGAATACGGCCGTCAGCTCCGTATTATAAAGGAACTCTATTGCTGTTACCCGGATGAACAGCCCGAACTCGCCCGTCAGTTCTATGAGTTTTTCGGTGCTGATTCCCTGAATAAGCGTATCATTCTCTACCCTGACCGTGCCGGGAACAAACGCCGTGAGGAACTGGAACAGATAACCACCGACAGCCGTGCCTTGAAGCGTGAGTTGGAAAGTTATGGCTTTGAGGTGGAACTGATGAACGAAGGGCAGGCCACCGTCTACCATTGGCAGCAGTTCAAGTTGTTGCTTCTTATGTTTGGAGGCCGGAGCAATGCCTTGCCGGAAATTTTAATAGACGAAAACGAGTGCAGGAACCTTTGTAGTGCCATTATGCTGTCACCGTTGAAAAAAACGGAAGGCCGCATCGAGCTGGACAAATCTTCGGAAAAGAAAGTGCCTCTCAAGAACCAGGCCGGGCTGACAACGCAGCTTCCCAGTGCCTTGATTTATCTTCTTTTCGGGCGTTATGGAAACAAAGTGTTGAGTGAATTATCGTCCATGCCGGACAATTTACCTGATAATTTGGCTATATAACGGCTGTTTTTCACTATAAAAATAGTCAGTATAGATACAATAATGGTATCGTTTGACATTAAAACAAACGCTTTTTGTTTGGAAACCAAACTTTTATGCTTTTGAAAAAGGAAAGCGTTTTCTTCGTGAGGCGTTGTTCAGCACGCACCGCTGAGTTTTGGAGTTGCAAGGCATTCTTCGAGGTTCCTCGGAAATATGACGGAGGGGGCTTCCCGTCCTTTTTCCCGCAGTAGAAACCTGCTACTTTCGGGCATGGAAATGACAATGACCGGTATTCAAGCGATGCAATGGGCCAAGGAGATATCAAAACTGCCTGACGGCTGCTTTACCATTGCCTTCTTCCCGTGTTCCAGGCATAAGGGGGAGGCATCAGCCACATTGACAGTTAAAGAAGGATGCAGATGGCGTACCCAACTGCCTGAAGAAAGATTCAGTATAGACAGTGACAACTTCTTTCTGTTTACAGACGCAGACGGGGAACCCAAGATGTGCTACCGTATTCTCATCAGGTACATGGGCTTTCCTCAAGATGGTTTCAAACTTCATAAAATAGATTGGTTATGAGTAAAGGCAATCTCAAAATGGTAGGCAACTTCGGTTGCTATCTTGACGATGACAATGTAATATCCTTCCAGATTGGAGACAGGCCAATGGCTTCAGTCCTGGAACCGGACCCGATGTTCCCCCTGAGTGGAGGAAGTCTTCCGGATACGCAGTGGCAGAGCATCCAGGGATTCCAGGTGTGCAGCCGTGGCTTCAACAACATGAAATGCGAGGAAGTCGCGTCCGACATAAAGAAGAACCGGCTTCTGCCGAGACTGATTGCCAAGCAGGTCAGCATGCTGTATGGTCATGGGCTTGCCGTGTACAAGCCGGCAATCGTGGACGGGAAACTTCAGAAACAGTGGGTTGACTGTCCGGAAATCATGGACTGGCTCAACAGTTGGGAACAGCGCGGTCTTGAATCGGGTTATAAGGAAGTGGCCAAGTCAATCATCAAGAACTACTACTATTTCAGGGACTGTTTCGTAAAGTGGCGCTTCACAAAGGGAAAAGCAAGAGGGACGATGCCCGTTGCCGGCCTTGAAGCCATGGAGAACAGACATTGCCGGCTGGCCACCACCAAGAAGGATGTGGCGACAGATGTTGTCTACTACCGGGATTTCCGCTACATTGCCGTAGGGCGTTGGGGGTATGGCACCTCCACTTTCCGCATCTATCCGAAGTTTTCTTTTTCGGAGCTTGCCAATTACAGATTCGCGGCCATTTCCCATCACCGGGAAAAATCCGTGGATGAGTTCTACGGTGTGAACGAAACCCATGCCGGTACCAGGTCCTACATCAAGGGTTCCAACGATACGGCTGATTATATCAACTCCTTTTTACGTAATTCGCTTGCCGCCAAGATACACATTGTCATCCCCAATGCCTGGCTTGAGTCCAAGAGGATCCAGATAACCAAACTCTGCGACGAGAATAAACGGCGCAAGAAGAACAATGAGGAAGAACTGATGTACAATGGCATCGTGATTGGTTCGGAATTCAAGGAATCCACCCTGATAAAGTATCTGCAGTCTGAACTGCGCAAGATCTCCCGCTATCTGTCCGGTGCAGACAACCAGGGTAAGGCATATGCGACAATCAGCTTCAAGAACAGCCAGGGCGAAGAGGAACGCTGGAAGATAGAGACGGTTGATTTGAAATACAAGGAATATATCGATGCCTTGATATCCTATGACAAACGTGCCGATGAGGTGCTGCTGTCAAGCGTGGGACTTGACTCCTCCATATCCAGTGTCAGCAAGGACGGGGTCATATCCAAATCAGGAGCCGATGCGTATTACAACTATCTGATATACATAATGTCACTGACATCGGAAGACGAAATCTGCTCCGAACCGTTCAATATGGCCGTACAGATAAACTTTCCCCATTTGTACAGCCAGGGGTACCGTCTTGGATTCTATCGCGAAGTCCCGGCACGCCAGGAAGATGTTTCACCTCAAAACAGACTAAATCAGCAACAGTCATGAGAATATTGGAAGAACTGTTTACCACCATTTCGGAATTCCGGAAGTATGCTCCCTATGCAGAGAGCAATGTCACTTTCGACCAGCTCAATTCGTCTGCCATTTCTGCAAAAAAGCAGATGGTTATCATCCTTACCAAAGATGTCTACACCGATCTGACGGCAGACGAGGGCGAACTGAAGGAGGCCCTGCGTCTTGCGATGGCCAATCTTACCATGGCCAAACAGCTCATTTTTGATGTTGTATCCAAGCGTAAGGATGATGTCGATATATACAAGCATGAGCAGGAAAGCATGCGCAGGTCGTATATCGAGAACTATTATAATGCCATGGATACTGTCATCCAGTTGCTTGACAACAGTCAAACTGTACCTTCCTGGAAGGAAACGAGATACAAGAAGATGCTTGATGTTCTTAAAATAAAGAGTACGGAGGAGTTCGACATGCTGTATACGATAGACATGTCCTATCTGTTCTTTTTCCGGACCATACCAATCCAGAGCGAAGCGCTGGATGACGGGATATCGGCCTATTTTGAGCGGGCAGAGAAAAAGGAAGAGGTACTGCGTCTGCTCAAACGGTGCCTCGCCAAACAAACCATAGCCATTGCCCTGCGGCGTTTTGATATTCTCGATTTTCCAAGTACGATTCGCAATTTATTTGAAGACTCAAAAGTTATGCGATATGGTACTCAAGAGCAAGAACGTTTACTTGCTCTGTCAGACGCTCTGTTTGAAGAGGTGAAGCGGGAACTGGCCAATATAGATCTGCTTTTGTCAACGGACAGTTCCGGCTCTGTAGATACGAACACATCCTTTAACCGTCCGGACGACATAATAATGCTGATGCCATGTTGACAATAGATTTTATAGCAAAAGGAATGCAATACAGCATCCCCAATTCCTGGGATGGATTAACTCCTTATCACTTCCAAGCGCTCATGCGTGATATACAAAGTTTTGCGGAGGGAAAAATATCCGTCGGCATGGTTCGTGTGAATTATGTTTGCCGGATTATGGGATGGAATCTTCAAAAGATAAGGAATACGGATGGATGGGCAAATGTGGCCTGGCTTGCAGAGCAGGTGACATTTCCGTTCACGATTGTCTATCCGGATAATGATGCAGCACTCCAGGAACTGGATTCTGAAACATACAGACTCTGTAAGAAGATACCACCACACCGGTTGCATGGAATAGCCATATCCAGGTATCTGGACAGACTGGACTACAAATATGCAGTCGACTCATGTTTCTGCAAACAGCTGGTTCCGGCGATACATCTTGAGGATGAGACTTTTTTTGCCTATAATATAGAAACCATGTTCAACCGTCTTACTTGCTCGCTTACGGCACTCCAGTTCATAGAGGCACGTAGTCTCCTTGGATGTCCGAAAGAGCAGCTTCCGTTATTGGCCGCTATCCTTTACTATCCGGACCGGTATTCATCTGCCGGAGCGCATAAGTTGGCACAGAAGTTCACTGGGCTGCCGATGGATGAGCTTATTTCCATAGCCTTCAATTTTCAGGCCTTCACCAATTATCTGTTTACCAAAACTGAGTTCAAGTTGCTTACAGAACTTGAGGAGACCAAAGTTTCTGCCATTTCCACGGGTGCACTTGAGTCTCTGTACAACTTGAGTTCAGACGGGTTTGGGGATATTGCAACCATCGAACACATGAATGTCATCCAGTATTTGACCATCCTCCGGAAGAAAATTATCGATACGGTGCGCAGCCTGCATGCGGCCCAAATGGATAAAGCGGATATTGCCAGAGAAACCAGACTTCCCATTCACATAATAAATGAAATCCTATGATACTTGATTTGCTCAGATATTTTGCCCGTTTTCCCAAAAAGGAAGGGGTTGTCTCCATGTTCGCCAACGGCTCAAGTGACTTTATCCAATATGCGGAACTGCTTGGGTATGTCAAGAAACTCCCGGAACCGATAATGCCCGAACTTGAGAATCTTGTTTTCGGGCAGTCATACGATTACGTAAAGAAGCGCGTCGATAATATTACCGGCAACTATCTGTTCGTGGATTTCGGAGAATTCACATCAAGCCGTGACACACACAACTCCATTCTTGACAGCCAGAAACTTGCAGCTACCATAGCCATGAAAGTTTCGGATTCCGCAGATATGGTTGAGACGGCCATTGCTTCTGAAATAACATTGTCTCTCCTTGCGGAACTCAGAAAAAGGCTTATTTTTGATTCACGGTCTGAGGATTTGCCATGGCTTGATAAGATATCGGAGAATCATGACATTATCCCTTTTGTCTCATCCGAATTCAAATCCATAGGTTGGACACTCATGTTCAGTTCTGCCGCGACCGATTTGTTCAATGCTAAACCTTCCCTTAATGAGTAGCTGATACTGTTGTGCCAATCATTAAATAATTCAGAAACTTTTTGTTCATGTTGTTTATTTCCATCCTGGTCGTGGGCTGTCGAAGTTCGCGACCAGGAGCTACTCATGATTACTCTTTTCCGTCATCCCTACCACGAGAAATAATCATTCTTTTACTCAAGCTAAACAAAGCTAATGCACTGATAATAAACAAGATATTACTACGTTATGCGCGTTAATAGTGTTACCTTAGCTGTACGAAAAATAAAGGATAAAACATTATGAACGAACAAGTTACAAACATTCTTAACCAAAGCATAACAAAGACGGCAAAGATACAGCAGCTCCTTCTTTTAGGTCTGACCCGCCGCCAGATAGCCGATTTGGTAACAAACGGAAATTACGGTTTCGTGCAGAACGTATACAAGAAAATGCTGGAAGCCGGAAGATTCGGTCAGCAACCGGCCATCGCAGCCTGCCCCGAATTGGACTATACTTTCAACAGACGTTTCGGCATCGAGATAGAGGCATATAACTGCGAAAAGGGAGTTCTTGCCCGTGAACTTCGTGAGGCCGGAATTGCAGTTGCAGTAGAAGGTTACAACCATAACACCCTCGACCATTGGAAGCTGGTTACAGACAGCAGTCTTAGAGGGAACGATACTTTCGAGCTGGTAAGCCCGATACTTGAAGGGGAAGCCGGATTGCAGGAACTTCAGAAAGTATGCTGGGTGCTCGATTATTGCAATGTGAAGGTGAACGACAGCTGCGGCCTTCATATACACATGGACGCTGCAGACTTTACCATTGAAACCTGGCGCAACCTTGCAATAACTTACCGCCGCCTCGAACCGGTAATCGACTCCTTTATGCCGGGTACCCGCCGGAACAACAGATATTGCAAATGCCTTGCCGGAATTTCAGAACGCAGTATAACGGAGGCAGAGAACATCATGCAGCTACGTTCAGCCTTTGGGAACGACCGCTACCACAAATTGAACCTTGAGGCTTACGCACGCCACCGCACAGTTGAATTTCGCCAGCATTCGGGTACCACCAATTTCACAAAGATGGAAAATTGGATACGGTTTGCCGCCAACATGATTACCTTTGCAAAACACGGCATAGTGAATTCGGGATGCCCGCTTTCAAATATCCCCTTTCTGACAGCCGACCAAAAAGTATTTTTCAAATTGAGAACCAAAAAATTAGCATAATATGATGACAACTTACACTTTGCAGGATGGCGGTATAATTGCCGCCTCCTGCCCTGCAGACTTTGTAACCAAACTCCGTGAAAGCAGCCGTTTCGACAGTGAATGTACCGACCAGGAATATATGTACCATTTCGCCGACCGTTTCCATGACCAGACGGGGCATGTAGTCCGAGCTGATACCCCGGAGCATTTTTTGGAGGATTTGCTTTCCAACGGGTATATGAAAGTAGAATAATCCCCTCCAAACAAAAGAAGGCTTCCAACTTGTGTGAAAGCCTTCTTTATATTGATGTGGTCGGTAGAACGAAAAATCCCCGTAGCGGTTCATACTACGGGGATAAGTTGTCATAAAACGTCTCTCAAGATATGGAGAGTGAACCTAATTGTTTGCTTATATCCTGGAGAGCGAAGTTGAATGTCTCCAAATCCTTTTTGCTGAGCGTATAAACTTTACCCCTAACTTTGCTGCCATTGATACGTTGGCTAAGCCATGCGGTACTTTTACCGAAATACTTCTTGGCAATGTATCCCAATGGAATGATTTCCGTATAGGGAGCTATTTGTTCCTTCAATGTGATATAGTTGTTCAATTCTTCAGCTTCTGATGAAACCTCCTTGTAGCCATTGATTAGGAAATCGGCTATTGCATCAACATCTTTTTGATCTGTGTATTTACTGGTTATTTCATCAGAGAAAGCAACATATTTCTCCATAGCATCCGGTGTGCCGGAGTGAGCAATTTCATGCAATTTCTTCAAATCATCTTTAAGTGCCATAAGCTTATTGTTTTGTGCTCCCCTTATGGGGAGCTTGTTTAACTTCATTTTTCCAATTCTTTCAAAACCTTTTCTAAAAGTGCTATCTGTTTGTCTGTTTCCAGTTTTGCATCCAAGAGTTCATCCATCTTCTGCCTACTCATTTGGTTTCCTGCATTCTTGAAAGTGTGTTCATACATTTTAGATAACAATTTTAACTGGGTAAGCTTTGCAACCAGTTGCATTTTTGTTTCTTTTTCCATATCTCTTTGTTTTAATGACAATGCAAATATACATAAATATTTCTTTATGCACAAATTCCATAAAGAAAATTTTATGTATTTCTTCTTTATTGAACAAAAATGCATTTTCTGCACATGAAAATTTTAACATGTGCAGAAATGGGGTATATTTGCACTTATAGGAAGCCTATCAGGAGTCCTATTATCAGACCCGATAAAAAGCATATCATGATGATGATTGGAAGCCAGCTGACAGATTCTTTCAATAAGTTGAAATCCGTACATACTTTATTGATTCTATTCTCCAACTGAGTTAATTTGTATTGGTCTTGCATAACTAATTGATTTTGATGCAAAAATGGCAATATTAATAAAAAAAACACGTGTTATGAAAAAAGTATTATTACTCTCCATTTTTTTCTTATCCTTTTTTTCTCATGCTCAAATAAAAACAGCATATTCAATAAAAAAGAAAATTGCAACTTTACCTTATGATAGCCTTCATAATAAATTAGATAAGTCAAAACTTGAACAGTATATTGGACAGACTCTATATCTTCCTAAAACCGAGTACGAAAAAGAAAATGGTTTTTATGGCTTTAAAAAAAATATCAAAGGAAAAGTATATAAGCCTCTGAAGGGAGCTAATTATCGTAAAACTGACTATGAAGCTGTCGCGGGGAAATATTTTGAGGTTATAGGAGTAGAACGAAAAACGAAAGCATACATCAATGATGTTTATCTTCATTTGAAAGACAAGGATACAGGAGATGAACTATATTTTGATAATGAAGTGATATCAGGATTTCCTTTTATCGTTCAAGGTTATTACGAAAAAACTCGTTCTATAATGATAGGGCGCACATTCTATTTCCATGATGGTGCGAAGAAATGTGTAGACTACTATATAGAAGAAGGAAGCACCAGCTTTGAAATGTTAAAATTTGACGATAATACAACAAGGTGGCTTAATGATTCTTTCTTAGCTGAAAGTAAAGCTTATGAAACAGTCTATAAACAAATTAAAGATGAGGAAGAAATAGAAAAGAAATACGGAAAACTTCGATTGGGGATTGATGAAACTATATGTAGTATTATTTGTGGTTCTCCATTAAGTAAAAATATATCTGAAGGAAGTTGGGGAATACATGAGCAGTGGGTATATGATGATAAGTATATATATTTAGAGAATGGAATAGTTACCTCTATCCAATATAAAAAATAGTTCATTTCTTTTTGCCATCCCAAATAAAATCCTCATATTTGCAATGCCAAACAATACCTCTGTAATGAAGTCCTTAGAGCACAGGTTAGATGCTCAATACGAATTTGGGCTTTTTTTATGTCCATCGGTCTGCATGCAGATTCATATACGAAATTGTAAAAGTTTGCTTATGTAAACGAATACGGCTGTCTTTTCCCGCTTTATATACGCTCTTTGGGCTTATACGAAGTATTGTTTGGCGACACGGGAAATTGGCAGCCGTTCTTGTATCCTAATGGATACAAAGAGAATTTGCTAATAAAGCCAAACAATACTTCGTATATGAAAACTTTAACCCAAGGCACTCTCAACGTGCCTGCCTCCGGTATCCCTACCGTGGGCGAATCCGTTAACGCTCTTACCGAGCAAGTCAATAACCTCCAGCGCCGTTACTACCGTGCTTTGGCTCCCGACTGCGAAGTCAAGACCGAAGCAGACCGCTGGTACTTCCGCGCCATCGTATGGGCATGTGCTGGGATGGTGTTCCCACCATTGGTTGTGGTCACTGCATTGTGCGTTTATAAGGCAAAGAAGTGCCAGAAAGGAGGTGCCAAATGAACCGTATCAAGTCTATAGCACAAAAAGATATTTATGTTCAAGCCGAACGTCTTTGTACAGGAACTGAAACAAGTGAGTCTAAATATTGCCTTGCTTATTATGGCAACTATGTGATGTGCGACATCTCTGCGGAGGATGCCCGTGAAATCATTGCCTGCCTACAGCATGCGCTTGATGTTAATGAGAAAGGAGGACAAAATGAAAAATAAAGAGCAAGAACAGAAAATTACCGATATCAGTATCCATATAGCATCCTTGTCCGCATCGTTCAAACCTGCCCCGGATGCACGCCATGCCACCCATTGGTTCACTACGGATGAAGTCTACGACGCTATTCGTCGCATTGATCCTGGAGCGCATATTAGTAAGGAGCAGGTTCATCAAGCCATGCTTGATGCCGGTTATAAATACCAGAACCGTCCTGGTTCATCAGGACTGGACTTCCGGTGGATGCTCCAAGCGAAAAACTAAATACTACTGTCATATAGGGGGTAATTGTTCGTGATGAATAGTTGCCCCTTCGTTTTTATGTCCTTTCCGTACCGCCTCCCCTATTCTATCTTCGCTGGAAATAACAGTGAATATGATTACAGACCAGCTTGTCAGAGAACGTTTTGTCCATGATATAATGTCTCAAGGCATCAACCTTATTTATGAGACACAAGAAAAAGTTGTGCGTACATATCTCAACTCACAGTCCGGTGACCTGGTGGCACATCTGCAGAAACGTCCGTTCACTACCCAGGAATCAGACACGAAACAAGCCTATTATCTGCGTATATTCCCATATCTCCGCTTCCTTGACATCCATTACCGTCGTGGAGCCGGTGACCGTATTTCCCGTCATATTCGCCGTAATCTTGCTCTTTATAACCGGGTGGTCTGGGGAGTGCTGTATCATGAGACATTCCCGGAAATAAAGTACGGTTTCACGGAAGAAGTTCGTACCAATATTCGCAAGGAACTGGAGCAGGCACTTCAATACGAAAATACTTCAAATTGGTAACATTATGGCAAAAAAGCATTTATCCGAAGACGAAATCAAACTCATAATCTCAGGTGACAGTTCCAAGCTTCAGGAAGAGCTGCATACACTGACCAAGGAAACCAAGGCTTTGAAAAAGGAAGAGGCCGAACGCCGCAAGGCTATGGTGGAGCTCGAAGCCCAAGGCAAAAAGAACACGAAAGACTATCAGAACCTTGCGAAAGAGTGCAAAGACTATACTGCCAAAATTTCCAAAAACAATGAGAAAATAAGTCTGCTGACCCGTAACTTGAAAGTCAACGATCTCACCATGAGACAGCTCAAGAAAGAAGCTAAGGAGCTTTCCGCTACTTTGGATGATATGACTGAATCTGCGAATCCGGAAGAATATGCCAAGCTCAATACCCGTCTCAGAGAAGTCCGTGCCCGTATGAGCGAGTTACGCAGTGCAGGTAACAACATGAACAATGAGTTCGGCAACAGCGTGAATTGGATGTCCAAGTTAAAAATGGCAGCCAAGGCTTTCATTGCCGTTAAGGTTGTCGGATGGCTTAAGGATGTCCATAGCCAGGCATACGAGACACGCAAGGAATTCGCCAAATACGAGGCAGTCCTTCGGAATACTTTCCAGTCGCAGAAGAAGGCCAATGATGCCATGAAGATGCTTCAGCAATTGGCAGCAGACACCCCATCGTCCTTGCAGGAATGGACTGAAGCATATATCAAGCTGGTTAATCGTGGGGTCAAGCCTACCAGCCAGGAGCTTGTCAACATGGGAGACCTTGCCGCTTCCCAAGGAAAGTCCGTCGATCAGCTCATTGAGGCTATACTTGATGCGATGACCGGGGAGAACGAACGTCTGAAGGAGTTCGGTATCAAGGCTTCCAAATCCGGGGAGACTACAAAGTTCTCTTTCCGGGGAGTGACTACCGAAGTACGCAATTCTGAGGATGCCATCAAGGATTATCTTCTTTCTCTCGGTCGTGTCGACGGCATTGCCGGTTCCATGGCCGTGCAGATGCAGGAACTTGAAGGAATCCAGTCCAACCTTGGAGACACAATGGATGCCTTTTTCAATAAAGTGGGAAAAAAACTGGAGCCGTTCTGGAAATCCATGTTGAAGTATGCCAATGGATTCTTCACTAAACTTGGGGAAATGTTCACCACTTATACGGAAACTTACGAGAACCATTTCGACAAGATGGTACAGCTTGAGAGCGCATTGCCGGGACTGTTGAACCGGTACGAGGAACTGACCGGCAAGTCCTCCCGTTCCGCTGAGGAACAGAAAGAGTTGGCCAATGTCATAGCCCAAATAAAGAATATGGTACCCGGCGCTGTTTCCGCTTTCGATGAGTATGGACGTGCAATTGCCATCTCTGGAGAAAAGGTCGAAGAATTTCTCATAAAACAACGTGCCTTGCTCAAATTTGAAAATCAGAAAGCGATAAAAGAAATCACAAAACAAATAGAAAACTATCGGAAAAAAATAAAGGAGTTACAAGAACAGTACACCTATGGGAAGACCAACATGGTTGGGCAGGGTATGTTTGCTTCTCCCATCATAACGATAGATAAATCGGACACAATGAAAAAAGCAACAGCTGAAGAGATTGAGAATTACAGCAACATGCTTTTGGGAGCCGAAGAGAAATTGAAACAACTGAACGGCCAGACTATTGAAGAAACCGTCAAGAACCAGCAGAAGCTTGCAGAAGCACGCCAGAACTTCAACAAGATGGAGAAGGTTCAGTTGCAAGCCTGGATAAAGAACAATAAGGATGCAGCCGGTGAGTATGTGGAAATAGCCCAAGAAATATACAACAAACGTTTTCCGGCAGAAGATTCTGACGCGACCAAGAAGAAGGCTGACAAGGCACTGAAAGAACAAGTTGAAACCGAGAAGAAAGTCTTGGCAGACCTCGCGGTTTTGCGTGACCAAGAATTAACGGACGAGGAACGGAAGATTACCGCCGTAATGAATGTACAAAAACTGTTACTGGCAAGACAGCAGATGACGGAAAAACAGTATGCTGTATGGATGACCACACTTGGCAGCAACTTGGCAGACCGTCGTCTTGCCATTGAGAAAGAATACGCCAGCAAAGCAGAGAAGCTGGAATTGAAAAATGGGGAACTGAAAGGGCAAGCGGTGAAAAATGCAGCCAGGCGTGTGGAACAAGCAGAACAAAAATCGTTCGAAGCGCGTCTGAAAGCAGAGCAGACTTACCGGGACAACATGGAAGCTATCCGGGAAATGGCAGAACATACACCGACCACCCCCGAAGCACGACTGGAGACAGAATACCAAACCAGACTACAGATGCTGAAAGCATACTACCAGGCTTCACTGGTGTATGCCCGACAACACGGGGAGGACGAAGCAGCCGTAACAGAAATATATAATCAGGCCAAGCTGAATCAGGACAGACTGTACAAGGAAGAAAAGATAAGACTCGCCAAGAAAACATCTGAAGAGTTGAGGGCATTACAAGGTAATGATATTTCCCAACAGTTCACGGATATATACAATAATATAGAAAATTTGAAGGAGGCAATCAGTAACGCCAATTTCGAGGGGATGCTCCAAAGTATCCAGGGTATTGTAAATTCTGTCTTGGGTGGGCTGAGCAATTCCTTCAATACTTTCAAGCGGATTGAAATAGATAATGTAGAGGCAAAATATGATGCAGAGATAGAGGCTGCGCAAGGAAATGCCGAAGAAATAGAACGTCTGGAGCAGGAAAAAGCCCAGAAGAAGCTGGATATTGAAAAAAAGTATGCAGATGTTCAGTTTGCAGTAAAGGCTTCCCAGATTATTGCCAATACTGCGATGGCCATAATGATGGCTTTAGCCCAACTGGGACCGATTGCCGGACCGATTGCAGCAGGGGTAATGGCTGCCACCGGAGCTGTCCAGTTGGCCGCAGCCAATGCGGAACGGGAAAAAGTCAAGAATCTGACTCTTTCCGGCAGTAATTCCGGCAGTTCCGGTATCGGCGCACGCGTTGCCACTGGTCGCCAGTCCGGAGGCAAGATTGATGTCCGGCGCGCCCAAGATGGAAAGCTCTTTCCCGATGCCGACTACGACCCTGATGCACGGGGATTCATTGACCGTCCTACTGTCATAGTAGGTGAAGGGCCTTCCGGACAATCCAAAGAATGGGTGGCCAGCAATGCAGCTGTAAGCAACCCTACCGTCGCACCGATACTTGACATACTGGACAAGTCCCAGCAGGCCGGTACCATAAGGACACTTGACCTTAACCAGGCAATCCGTGCTCGAATGGCCGGTTATTCATCCGGTGGCGCCATTGATGCCCAGAAATCTGCAGTGCCGGTACCGCCTGCGCCGTCAGGAACCTCTCTGCCTCCAAGACTGATGGAACGCCTGGCCAATGCAATCATCCGTATTGATGAAGAAGGCATCCCGGCATCCGTCACTCTATCTGAACTTGAACGCAAGCAGGAATTGCGGAACCGTTCGCGTAAAATAGGAAGCAAATAACATTTCATCATGAAAATAGTACATTCTTCAGGAAAAGCCTATCAACTGGCACCTGACACGCAAATTGAAATCGAACGTCCGAATCTGTTCTTCAATGATTATGGTGAGCAGTCACTTCCGGTGGATCTCCCGGATACAGACCTGAACCGGGAACTGACCGGTTACCCCGATATGGTGGCCAACCGTAAAAAGCCGCAGACAGACATCACATGCAGCATCCGAGACGGTGACTACTGTGTGACCGCCCGGCAAGCCATACTCGGTGCCAAGCGGAAAGAGAAGATAACGATGACATTCTACATGAACGAGGGCAGTTTCCTTTCGCGCATCGAGAAAGTTGCCGTACCGGCCGTTTTCGGCAGCGAGACCGTACCCGGAGTAGAAACCGTAGAGCAGGGTATCAACTGGTGCCGTTCGTTGCTCGACAACACCAATCCGCATTTCACCCTCTTCCCCGTCATCATCGAGCTGGACGGGGAAAAACGCGGAGTGAACGTCACCTGCGTAATGGACGAGAATGGAAGGCCGATGCAGGTCCGTCCCAGAGTCACAAGGAAACAAGGCTTATACAACTCATATGCCCGTACAGAGAAGGTGGACAGCCGTATAATCACACTTGATCCCGGTTACTACATTACGCCCTTCATCCGTGCCACCTACCTACTGGAACGTATCTTCTCCTATTTCGGCTATACCTTGCAACCGAATTTTTTCACCGAGACCGAGCCTTTCAAAAGCATGGTGTTCATCAACAATACTGCCGATGCGCTGGTGAACGGCACCATCCTGCTGGCCCACCTGGTGCCCGACTGCCTATGCTCCACCCTGCTCGAAGTCTTCCGTAAGAAGTTCTGTTGCGAGTTTGTTCCAGACGAAGTGGCCAAGACCGTCCGCATAGAGTTTTTCAAAGACATGATAGCCGCACGCAACCCGACAGACTTGACGGCTTGTCTGGCCGGACAACCGGAAATCAATTACGAGACAGCCCGTCAGCTGAAGCTATCGTCAAAGAGCTCCCTCAGCAATGGAAGCACTCTTGACAGCACCACCGAGCTGGAGCGCAAATACCCCACGGCCTACTATGACATGGCATCCGGCAGATACGTAAGGATGGGCTATGGCAGGGAGGGCGTTATCAGGGTAGTGTCCGACGGAAACCTGCCGTTCTATGCCGGAGAAGAAGGACTGGATGACTATGAAGTGGAGGTGCCCGACAGTCAGTTCTGTTTCGACAGTCTGATGTTTTTCGTGCAGGGCACTATCAACGGAAGAGAATACGGGAATTCCGTAACTGCCCCCTATATCGGAGAAGGAAGGATGCTCAACAGTACTATCCGGGTAGCGGACGAAAGTACGAAAAGTGAGGGAAGTGAGGAAGCGACAAGCGATCCCTACCTGACCGAAACCTCCCATGACCAGAATCCCATGCTGGCTTTCGCCTTGAATAACAGTACCGGACTGCCCGTCGGGGCAAACCACGATGCCGCGCGTGGCTACTCCCTTCTGTACAACGGCCCTATCGGTATCTATGAAAAATTCTGGCGAGACTTCGACACCTTGCTGCGCAATGCCCTGCACAAGGTAACAGTTCCGCTACTGATGACGAATACAATGAAGCAATCCCTCCCCGTCTACCGGAAAGTGGCACTGGGCGGTTCGGAATACCTCATCGACGTGCTGAAGTACACTCTCGGAGGCAACAATATGCCAATGGATACAACGTTGCTCACTACGCAGCTCCAGGAGCCCGTAACCATGGCCATGGACGAGAGCGAACGGATGAAGATGCCTGCCTACAAGTGGAAGGTAAACTGCACGCTATCCGAAATGACAGAAGACGAATGGACAGCAGCAGGCTTCGAGGTGGGAGCGCTGGTGGACATGACCATCGTTTATCTTGCACCGCCCACCGAGAAACAATATGCCGCAGGCGGACAGTACCACAAGCGGACGGACTACTACAGCTATATGTATTATCCGCGCCGGGGAGAAGGTGAAATCTGTTATAGAAGAGTGTCCGTTTACATGACTCCCCAATTGATTACAGATTAAGGCGGTTGATGATTCGTTGTCCTTTCTGCATGCAATCAATCCACATAAATTCGCACCAAAAACAGAATGTAAAATGAATATCATCCAACAGCCCGACATGCTGTCGCTCTCGATGAACCTGAAAAATTTCATCATCGGCTCTTCCCGGCAGACGACATTCACTCTGAAGGCCGGCGACAAAGAACTGGTGTCTCAGGTATATGCTCCTGACGAAAACGGAGTGATGGAGATAGATATACATGAAATTGTACACTCGTTTTTGTCATACAGCTTGAAAGACATCGGAGAGGTATATCAGCAAACCAACCTGGTTGCCGATTTCACAGCAGTCATCGACTCCACCGAAATCACCTTTCGCGTTATCCGCTCTGGAGTGGACCGCTTGACTGACTCTCCCACCAATTTTCTGACACAGAATTTCCTCACCTGGCAGCCGAATGTAAAGCCGGTCACTTATTATTCTCCGGAGTTCCTGACCTACTATGCTGTGGTTGCCGGTACAGTCAAACTCCGCGCATACTTTACTGATGAGTCTGGAACTGTTAAATCTCAGACTGATTATACTGTTACAGAATTGATGCCAGGTATAGCTTATACCATGCCTCTACAATACTCTGTCGTTGCGGGATGGCTGGAACATAAATTACCTGCATATTACGATGTATGGGTTGAGGGCACATCCGGACAACGCCTCACATATATCCAGCGGTATTATGCTGAGAACATGAAGTCGGAGCAGGAACAGTGGATATTGTTTGAAAACTCTTTGGGAGGTGTCGATACATTCCGAGCATATGGTAACACTGTATTCAATGGCGAACACACGCATAATATTGCTGAAATTGACGAAATTTTTTCAGAATACCGTGTAGACACGGAGAGGAAGTTTCAAAAAAATACTGGTTACCTGAATGGAGATGAGCGCAAATGGCTGCTTGATTTCTTCCCGTCAAATGGCAAGTATCTGTACGCCGGTAATTATTTGCGCCGGATAGTTGTAACAGACAGCAATGTCAGCTATACAGACCGCGAACTTCCAAGCAATTATACGTTCACATTCAAGTATGCCGACGCTCGTCCATTACTAAATCTTCCCCGAACCGATGTCCCTACAGACGTTCTCAACATTACCGTACCTGAAGTCGGTTCTTTTACAGTGCCCCCTCGGCTTGCTGAATTTCCCCGCTTACCACTTTCCGAGGGGGCCTTATTTCCCATACAAAATCCATATTCAGAGGAATGGTCAACTACTAATGTAGCTGCAATTGGGTATTACCTCGCAGACTTTTTTTCTCGCATATTTGGTTCTGGCGGTGGTGTCGGTCATAAACATCGTAACTATGATTTGCTTGAATTGCTTTCATATATTGAAGATTATCTGCTGGTAAATGGTCAAAAGATAAAGGCTGGCTATGCGGATAAAGCTGGTTCTGTTGAGGGAATGGAGGATATTTTTCTTCACAAAAACAAGGCTGATGGTACTCCTTTTCCGATTACCTTCGGAGATTGTGCCAAGTTCGGCGAATTCCTCACCGGCATTTCCGGAGGGTGTATCGATAAGAATGGCATCCTTGAAATGGAAGAGGGCATTTTCCGCAAGCGTGTGTTTTTTCCGGAAGCAGCCTATAACCGTGTGACCTATTTTAAAGGCAGGATGTGCGCCTCTCCCGGAGGCGGATGTACGGTCAAGGAATGGAGCGACAACGGTGACGGCAGCTATACCATAACTCCAGACTTGACGGATGCCGACGGGCTGAGCCAGTTTGTGGATGATATACTTACTACTTACTTCGTCACCAAGAACGCCGAAGGCAAGCTGCAGGGGTTCGAGGAGATGAAGTTCCGGGTGACTTCTGCCGACTATACAGCCAAGACATTCGTCATGACGCCGAAGCCGGGTACTGACTGGAAGCCGGGGGAATCTATGGTACTCGCCCAGACGGGTAACTTTACGGACCCGGAACGGCAGACGTACATCCTTATCGATACGGTGGGCGGCAACAACTGCATCACTTTCTTTGACCACGCCAATACCTGGGATGTCGAACCTGCCCAGGAAGTCGCATGGGTTGGCAAGAAGAAAGGCAGAACAGTTCACGGCATACCGGCTGACAACTACTCGGCTGTTTTTCGCCACGTCATCATGTCCGGCAAGATATTCCAGGTGGATGACATTACCGGAGAGGCGTTTCGGGTGCCATTGTTCAAGGGGACGTGGAAAAAGGGTGAGAAGTATGCCTATTACGATGAGGTGACGCATAACGGCAGTTCATGGATATGTGTCAATGAGAAAGGCACGTCTACAGAACCGGCAGACGGCAATGCCGACTGGCTGAAATATGCGGCAAAGGGAGAAAGCGGCAAGGGCATCAAGTCTACCGATGTGGAATACGCGATATCGGTGTCGAATGTCATTGCCCCGGTGGACGGTTGGCAGACTACCTCCCCAGAATGGGAAGCCGGCAAGTATATCTGGTCGCGGACGAAGATTGTCTATTCTGATGGCGAAGTCAAGTACACACAAGCGGCTTGTATCAGTGGTGGGCAGGGAGCTGACGGCAAGGGCATCAAGTCCATTACCGAAGAATACTACCTTTCCTCTTCATCGGCCACCACAACCGGAGGCGAGTGGCAGACTACCTCTCCGGCATGGAAAAACGGATGGTATATCTGGACCCGGACAAAGATAGTCTTTACTGACGATACTTCCACCACAACGAACGCCATCTGTGTGACTGGCAGTAAGGGTGCAGACGGTACAAGCATCACCAATTGCGGTGAATGGGAAACCGGAAAGCATATACCTTACATGGGTATTACCAAGATGGCCGGACGTGTCTTTTTATGTGTCGCTCCTGATGGTACCGACAATCCTCCGATGTGGACTCAGACAACTAATGAGGGGCGCCGTATCCTGCAGACGCAGAACGGTGGCAAGTCCTACGGTTATACCATTACCGGGGACTTGAATACCGCTGAATATGAGCTGCTGGTAGAGAACGGCCAGGATGGTAAGGATGGAAAAGGCTATGAGTGGATATTCAAGCATACGACAGAGAATGTGACGCCTCCTACGCCAGCCACCTCGCAGGTGGATGACTACGTGCCGTCCGGCTGGCATGATGACCCGATTGGGGTTTCCGAATCCCTGCCATACGAGTGGGCTTGCTGCCGGACTAAGAAGGACGGTGTATGGAGCGCGTTTTCACCGGCAGCCATCTGGGCCAAATGGGGCTTTGACGGCGAGTCGGCCATTGTAGCCGATTTCGACAACGAGATGGAGAGCATTGCCTTGACATACGAAGGAAAGACTGTTTCGCAGTCCGTGCTCAATACAACCGTCGGCATGTGGTATGGTACGAAGAAACTACAGCTCAAGTCCATCTCATGCGTGACCCCTGCCGGTGTCACGGAGAGCTACAATGTCAATACGGGTGTGATAGCGTTTACCGTGGCTTCCGGCATTTCGATGCCTGCACGTTCAGAGGTCAGGATAACCGTTACGGCTACGGTACAGGATACGGATATAAGCCGTGAGCTGGTATTCACCATTGCCGGGGTGCGTGCCGGTAATCCGGGCAGTGATGCGGTGCTCTATAGACTGGTGCCTTCCGTCTCATCGGTAAGCAAGCGGAAGGATGGTACCTACAGTGTGGCAAGCGTGTCATGTACACGTACCAAGTCGGTCGGTGGCAGTACAGCTGTTACGACTGACGGTGTGCTGAAATACAGTAAGGACGGTGGTTCGGAGGTCGAGATACAGAACGGCACGGCCATTTCCCCGAAGAACTTCACGACGCAGCTGCAGTTCGTGTTCTACGTGGGTGGGCAGGTCGTGGACCGGGAAACTATACCCATGGTTGTGGACGGTAACGACGGTAATCCTGGAAAACCTGGCGGCGACGGCGAATCAGTCAAGGCTGGCGGTGAGTGGCGCACGGCTAATACTCCATTCAAAAAGCTCACCATCTGCACGATGGGTGGCCGGTCATGGCTCTCCAAGGTTGATACTTCGAATCCACCTCTATGGACTCAGACAACTCATGACGGGAGGCGAATCACTCAGACCCAGAACGGCGGCAAGTCCTACGGTTATATTATTACCGAAGAAGTGAACACCGACGAATGGGAACAACTGACATCAGACGGCGGCATGGTCTATCTCATCAGTACATGCAGCAATATACGGGTGAGCAGTGCCGGGTCGCTTGTTCCTTCGGCTTTCCGCGTCTATGCCAAGCGGACGCTTGGTAGCGCCACATTGACTTATCCGGACGGATATTTGGCAGCGAGAGGCTACAGCAACGGGATATGGAGCGCCATCGCAGGGCCTTCGAGGGCTTCCGAGATTACGGTCAACGCTTCGGCTGGGTATTCCACTTTCTCGGTTCGCTGTTATCAGAGCCAGGCGGACGCTTCGGCATGGAATGACAGTTTCATTGCGGAGATATCAGTGGGTGTCAGCTATGACGGAGCAAGCGGACGAGACGCCAGCGAGCCGCGTCCGAGAGGTTTTTTCGCCAAAGGCAACACATATGTCTGGAATGAAGATTACCATGACATCGTACTGGCCACATTCAACAATCGTACCATTCCGTTTCGGGTACGGGCTTACGGTACGTCGGTCACTGTCGCACCTACCTCGATAGACGGTGATGCTAATTGGGAGGCAGCACAGCAGTATATGTTTGTGGCTATGGATATGGCTTTAATAAGAAAGATACGTGCCGATGAAATCTATGTGGATGATTTGGTGGTGCAGAATGTGCTGGCAAGGGATAAAACCGGTAAAGCCATGTGCCAGATTGACGGGGAGAATGGTGGCATTGGATTCCTGGCCGGAGGCAATATCCGATGGGATGCCAATGGTAATGTGTTCCAGGACGCCTCAATCTTCCGAAAGCTGAAACTTCTGGAGTCGAAATCCGATTCGTATGAATACTACCTGGATTTCAATACCGGGTTGAACTTTGAAATATCCCGGATATTCTCACTTCCAACGCAAGAGGAAACAATATACCTGCCGAATGCGGCAGAATATGAAGGTGGAGAGTGCATGCTGTATAACGGGGCCGTCTATACCCGTCTCGGGGGACCTGCAAGCATAAAAGTCGCAGGTGGAGGCAGCTTTATCATAGACGGAGAATACTATTCTAAAATAGTTGTCCCGTCGCTTTCCCTTGCTCAATTCAAGGCCGTAGCGACATACTCTGATGGAGTAAAGGATGAGGTGAAATGGGTTCTAATATCAGGAAAAGCGGAATCGAAAACTTAAAATATCAGTGTTATGAAAGTGTTTTATGAAAGCAAAATTGCAAAATGGCTGCTGTGGCAGGGCTACAGCACCATCACATTGGGATGCTTCGTCTTTACGAAGAAAAGCAAGGAGGAGATGAAGCAGAGTACACTTAACCATGAGGCGATTCATGTGCGCCAATGGGAAGAATGTATGATTGCTTCGGCTGTGCTGCTGACGGTAATCATGCTGTTTACCGGGTTCAGTATCTGGGTATATCTACTTTGCCCGTTGTGGTTCTACCTCCAGTATGGGTTGGAGTATGTGATTTCCTACGTGTATCACTTATGCCGTAACCGGTGCTGGGTGAATGTAGGTGATAAGGCTTACGGAAATTCCGCGTTTGAAATGGAAGCGGAAGCTAACGAAGAGGTAGACGGTTATCTTGATGTGAGAACGCCTTTTGAGTTCTTCAAATATTACGGAAAAATTTGATTTATAATTTACAAAACGAGTTAATTATTAAAATGTTAAATCGGGTAATATTTCCATCCGGAAGATTTGCCCCTTAAATGTGAGAATATTATGGCAGATGATATTAGAGAGAATGCAATGGCTGGTGGAACACCAGCACGGCTGCGTGGATTGGCGGCGAATGGTAACAGTATTAGTCCGACGTTGGAAGAGGTAGCAAGCGCAATGCCAGTAGCAACTATGGAAGAGAAAGGGATGGCAAGCGCTGGACAAGGAATAGTCGAATATAGTATTGTAGGGGAAGGCAGTGTAGATATTCCTCTTCCTTATTATGGAATATTTCTATTTGTCAGCGAGGAACTTGATGGCTCCAGTCTCCTATTCCATTTAGCTTATTATAAAAAAGATTTTAAAGCCGTTATTGATTCGTCCAACATCGTAGGGAATTTATTTAATATAGAGCAAATAAAAGACGGCAGTAAAACCATAAGAGTTACAAATTTAAGAAGTAGTGTTCAAAGATTTTCCATAAATAGATTATAGCCAACCAGCATTATGTTTCTCTGCCGTGTTCTTTGCCCCTTAAATGTATTAAGTATGGCAGATGATATTAGAGAGAATGCGATGAGTGGTGGAACACCTACAAGATTACGTGGACTGGCGGCAAACTGCAACAGTATATCACCAACATTGGAAGAGGTAATGAACGCAATGGGAATATATACCTATAGCTTTACATTGGCGGCAAAAGAGGAAAAAGACCTTGGAAATCTTGGAACTGGTGTGTATTTCCTAACATCTCCAACAGCATCACGAACTGCTATTTATAGCGTTGGAGCGTATCAGAAATGTTTTGTATCAGATGGAGGGAACAATTTATTCTGTGATTATACTGATGGGACTAAGAGTGTTGTTTTTGGGCGAAAGGAAGTAAATGGAAGCTTTTACATAAAGAATAATAGAGATATTGAAGCAACATTTAGATTGAAGGTGATTAAAGTATAATTTATTACTCATAGGTAATACTAATTATTATTACCCGTTCCGGCCATCTCGGTCAGAACGGGAATCACCTAAAACATTATTTGTCATGTACATTATATCTTTGAGATGAAAGTAAAATGAGCCAATAATGTACAGACAAATCAGCAGCTTTGTCATGCATTCTATTCTCGCGAACAAAATACACTTCTGTGCTTATTTATTACAAGAGTGTACAAAAATATAGCTTTTGCGCAAAATACACAAATGACCCAGAAGATTGGGAGTATAATACAAGTCCTTTATCAAGGATAATTCATCAAAGAACATCTATGACATATTTAATTCAATAGGAAGACAAAAATAAGATTCTTATAATCTTGTTATTAGAATTATTTTGTATAACGATATTATGTTCGTCTTGCCTATAAACATTGACCATTCCTTCTTGGTCCTTTACCTCTGAGAATGCTCCTTGTTTACTCAATACAGTAATATTGTTGGCAAATACCCCCATTATATGCGATCCGGAAGCAGAATCTCCTACCATGAATATGGAATATGAAGACTTTACTACTAATATATCTCCTTTAGAAGCCGTCCATACCTTGTGATATATACAACTCATTTTAGGAAGGGCATTTTCCACCTCTGCCAATGTCGGTGATATACTGTTGCCGTTTGCATCCAGTCCACGCAACCGTGCTGGAGTGCCACCACTCATTGCATTTTCTTTAATATCTTCTGCCATAACTATTGCATATTTAATGGGCAGAAGATAAGGCAGAAAAAGTAGAATGAATAAATAGCTCTATTATAGGTAATTTATATTTGCCTCCAATCAGTATAAAGGATGGCATTCCCATTGCTATAGCCTTCTCTGATATACGTGAGCCTTCCGCTTACCATCTGAAAGATAAATTGGCTACCACTGGCATCTCCTTTAGATGAACGCTGCACATGAATACAAACACCATATTCTATCGGTGAATTTTCTGTCTTTCCTATATAAACAACACTTAAACCTTCATTTAAAACCTTGTATGCTTCATTCAAATCGTTTAAAGATGTGATTCCAATTCCCTTAATAGACAGTAATGCACTTAATGAGGGAAGCTCCATCTTAGCTTGCCCACTATCTGTTTTTTCCCCATACACATACTTCATACTTGTGACTACCGGAAACTGGTTCATTGCTATATCCTGCTTCTCTGCCATATCTTCCTTACATTTAAGGGGCAAATCTTCCGGATTATGAAAACCTATTATCTCATATTTTATTTTTTCGTAGATATTTTATTACTTTCTCGCAAAAAACAGCTATGAATTACGGTTACATAAGGGTTAGCAGCGAAAAACAGACCGTTGAAAATCAGCGGTATGAGATTATGCAATATTGCAAGCGTAAGGGGCTTGTTATTGATAGATGGATTGAAGAGAGTGTGAGCGGTGCCAGGCATCCTAATGTGCGAAAGTTAGGTAAGATATTGCATAAAATAAATAAGGGAGATATTATATATGTTACAGAGTTATCAAGACTTGGACGCTGTGCATATATGGTTATAGCTATTATATCTCATTGCCTCATGGCCAATGCCAGTATTATTGAAATACGGGATGATAAGTTGGTAAAGGATGACTCAGATTCTGTTCAGGATACATTCTTCAAGGTTCTATTCGCCCAAAAAGAGCGGGAAGACATATCTCGTCGAACCAAAGCAGGGCTTGCTCGTCGTGTGGCTGAAGGCCTGAAATTAGGCCGGCCATCTGGTGGAAAGAATTCGCATTACAAGCTTACAGGAAAGGAACCTCTCATTAGAACTATGCTCGAATATGGTTATTCAAAGGCAGCCATCTGTCGTAAGCTTAAATGCAATCCTAAAACATTGGATGACCATTTGCGGAGAATGTCAAAAAAATAATGTCCTTTTTGAAGGCTACATCCATATCTATCTTTGCATTGACATTCTGTGTCAGTGGAAAATCCCGAATTGGCAGCATGTTTGACATAGGCTTACTTACTTTTGTGGTTGTCTGACAATTTGATGGTTATAAATAAAGTAATAAAATGGGTATGAATGATTGGGTTATGCTGGTGACCGCACTCGGTGGCATCGAGGGCATCAAGCAGCTTATTAAGTGGTGGATGTCGCGCAAAACCAATGCGCGTATTGAGGACGCACATGCTGATGTAGAGGAGTTCAAGGCATTACGGGAGTACAACGAGTTCCTGCAGAAGCAGCTTTCGGAGAAGGAACAGCGGTTTGTGGAGCAGACTGACCGGCTCCGTAAGGCACAGGATGAGCTGTTTACACTGAAGGAAACTAATTCTGACTTGAAACTGGAACTGGCACTGAAACGGTGTGAGAGAAAGAAGTGCGGTGATAGAGAACCGCAAAATGGGTATTAATTGAATAAGGAGGAAAATTGAAATGGCGAATGTGAATCAACTTGCACCGTTTATCCTAAAATGGGAAGGCGGTTTCGTGAATGACCCGGCAGACCTTGGAGGTGCTACAAATATGGGTGTGACTATCGGTACGTGGAAGTCATGCGGCTATGACAAGGACGGCGACGGTGATATAGACGTAGATGACCTGCATCTGCTTACCCGTGAGGATGTCGTTAAACGGGTGCTCAAGCCGCATTATTGGGACAGATGGAAGGCTGACGATATTAAATCGCAATCAGTTGCTAATATCCTTGTCGATTGGGTGTGGGCATCCGGTGCACACGGAATAAAGATTCCTCAACGTTTGCTTGGTGTTACTGTGGATGGAATAGTAGGTCCTAAGACACTTGCTGCGGTGAATGCCAGGAACCCGCGTGAGTTGTTCGACCAGATCAAGATTGCACGGTTCGATTTCATCGAGGATATATGCAAAAAACGTCCGGCGAACAATAAATTTAAGAGAGGTTGGATGAATCGGATTAATGATTTGAGATTCGAGGAATGAAAAAGTTACCGTGGATATTAATTGTACTGCTGGCAATTGCTTGTATAGTGGTTTGGTTCCGTCCGCATGAGCAGCCTCCGGCTGAAGTTCGTGTAGAGACGAAGATAAAGACGGTTGTCAAGGTAGATACGATGCTTATCTCTGCACCGATGGCAGTATTCTGGCGTTTCGTGCCGGATGATACGACACGGATAGGTGATACGCTGCTTCATCGCCGACAAGTAGTGTATTCAGACAGCTCGTATCGGGCTGTGGTGAGCGGATATGTAGACCCTCGGCTGGATAGTTTACAGATATTCCCAAGAACTGTGTATCAGACAGTGACGAATGACGTCTATCATCCGGTTCCCATCAAGTCGAAGAAGAAGCGTTGGGGATTAGGGTTGCAGGTAGGATATGGCTATCCGGGTGGTTTTTATGTCGGTGGTGGGGTGAGTTATAATTTGTTTATGTGGTAGAAAAAACATACCTTTGTTGCTGTAGTAGTTTTACTTATCATTCATTTGATAAGTGGCCCCGGCTTCCGTCGGGGCTTTTTATACAAGAAATGATTCGTTAAAAGTATTCCAGTGCCTACTTTCTTTTATATCTAAGTTGATATAAGCTCAGATATGATTATCTGAAAGTAAGAACAAATAATAATAGTATTAGATATGAAACAGAGAAGAAATAGGTCTGAGTCCAACTATAAACGTGCAAAGATTAATTCGTGGTGCAGGCTTTTAGAAAAGGATTTTGATTGGGATTATACGTTTTTATTGGAAATAGAGCGCAAGAAAATAATAGAAATGTATGAATACTTTAAAAAGTGTACGCGTTCGGATAAAATGCCTATAGTGGCAAGAGACTTGCAACTTTGCATTGGCCTATTGGATATTGTGCTCGAAAAGGATAATTTGCAGTTGGAATTTTCAGGAATGAAGACTATGCGTAGAGATGACGGTATGTATGAAATGGTAGAAAGTCCGCATATAATAGCTTGTAGGAATCTATACATTAACACTAAAAATGCATCAAGGTTCTGCCTATTTAATTTCCCGACAGATGATTATGATATTGAAATTATTCATAAAGAGGAATTGAGAAGATATAAGGCGTGGTATCTATATAATAAAATCAGAACTTACAAGTTGTTTTCTTGGTGGGATTAGGTAATAGGCATCCATCATTCTTACATCGTAAGGTTTTGATAGGTAAAGCAGTCCAATAAGCGACCTTTTTTCTTTGGCTTCTCTCTGCTATGATTTATCTTTGCAACAAAAAAATATGGCATACAATTATGACGAAGAAAGCGTGAATGCCTTAATGAAATGGGCTGAGAACGCACAGTTACCCAAGGAGGTTATGTTAAGTGAGGCAGAACATATTTTTGATACCTCCATGTATGTTAATGCGAATATCTGCGATATTAAGCAGCATTATCCGGATGCATTCTATAACCCGGCTATTGACCGGTTATATAGGTTGAAGGAGCATATGGAAGATAATATGTAGGACTGTAGGAGCGTAGGAGACCAATATTAGCCTCCTACATTATTTATTATCTACATATCGGGAAAATCCTCTTGTATCAGGGAGCTTTTTACCCCGAATCTTTTTTGCAAGTATCTCTCTGTAGTAGTAATTGATTTATGCCTGAAGTGCTTTTGTATTTCCCATGTATTAACTCCTGCATTGACCAGTTTTACTCCACCGGTATGTTTGAAGCTGTAAAGTTTGTATCTTTTGCTTAATCCCAGTTTATCCCTGATTCTGTCAAATCTATATCTGAAAGTATTTTTCCCAAGTCTGTGTTTTCCTGGCTGGCCGTCTCGAGAGAAAAGATACCAGTCTTCCGGATAGTTGCCTATCTTCAGCAGGTCATCAAGAACTTCATAAAGCTGCCTTGGCATATTGACTGTTTCTGTCAGTCCGTTCTTACTGATATCCTGACGGATGGTAATGGATGCTGTCTCCAGATTGATGTCACGTATCTGCAGATACAAGCATTCTTTCGGGCGGATTGCACAATAGTATTCAAGCTGACATAATAGCAGGAGTTGCGGGTCGTGCTCTCTCATATAGCCAATCAATATATTTCGGATCTTGTCTGGAATTGGGCTTGCCGCTTCGTCTCTTTTCTCGCCAAGATTAGGTATATTGGTGACCGGATTAGCTACAACAAGCTTTTTGTGTAGTAAGTAATCGAAAAAAGTATGCAATAACTGCTTGTATTTCAATACTGTCCTACGACTGACATGTCCAGTTCCGACTATGTGATAAAAAAAATTGTGTATATGTTCTTCTGATATTACACGCACGTTCTTGTTTGCCAAGGACCCCGCTTCCACCCATTCACAGAAGATCCTCAGTTTGGAGCAGTAAGTCTGATAGGAGGAATGCGCAAGTTCGGCTTTTTTCAGTTGGAGGAATTCTGAAATGTGCACTCTGATGCTGACGGCACCCTTGCTGTTATTGCCCCATCTGTTGACCATGGCCTGATACATAAGCTCGTCTTGATAGGTAACATGGTTTTCAGCGAACGGATCCTCCCCACTGTTGAGCTTGTTTTTGATTGTAGATATCACTTTCTCGGCATGGGCACGCCTGGCACTTTCCGTTGCCAGTTCCGCAAAGCCCTCATAATGCCGAAACCGCTTCATCTCCCCGGTTTGTGGATCCCTCAAGGAATATTCCACATACCATTTTTTTGTTAGATCTCCGCCACAATCCTTTAGCTTGGGCAGGATAAATACAGATTTCTTTCTTGCCAT